AACAAGAACAAAGCCTACTCTGGTGGGTTCATTGTTCCCAATACGCAGATCATTGTTGCCAATGTGCAGAGTGGTCAGTTCACTGCTGGTGGAATTGGTCGCACCCTGGTGTGGTCGGCTGATGCCCCTGGTGGTTTTGTTTCTGAAAGCTATCGTGATGAAGCCCGCCGTAGCAATGTTCTCCGTGTTCGCATGAACACCAGTGAGAAACTGATTGATGCTAATGCGGCTGTTCGTATCACCACAAGCTTCGCCTAAAGACTGCTGTTGGTGTGTTCCTGGTGGGGGCTGGAGGGATAAAACCTTCCAGCCCCTACTTTTTTAATTGACATCCTCTAGCAGTCAGAAATCCTATTCAAATGAAGCATCCTGTTTCTATCTATCTCATCGCTGGAAATGAAGAAGCCTACATTGCCAGGTGCTTGGAATCATTTAAGCCAATGGCAGAAGAGTTTATTGTTTGCATCTCTAGGGGGAGCCTTGAGGCAGACAAAACAGAAGAGATTGCACTGGCTCACGGTGCTAGAATTGTTCATTATAAAAATAAAAACAATGGCTGGAATCATGTAGATGATTTTGCCTCTGCCAGGAATACTGCCCTGGAGGCTTGCAAGAATGAGTGGGCTTTGTGGGTAGATGCTGATGATGTGATGCAACCAGGGGCAGAAGCCCTGGTAGATAATGCCATTGAAGAGGCAAATAAAAGAGGGGCAGATTTAGTTGCATTCAGATACGATGTTCAGAATGCTGGACTTATACCATTGAGGGAAATGGCCAGCAGAAAAGGCAAATGCAAGTGGAAGAACAGGGTTCATGAGGCTTTGATTGCCAATGAGCCAGATAAACTTTTTGGGGTGGACAAGGTAGTTAGGGTTCACAAGCCACATGGCTATAAAAAAGCATCAGCAGACAGAAACCTTACAATCCTAAAAGACACCCTGGAGCCAGCCCCCAACTCTCTATACTATACCCAGCAAGAGCATTTCCTTTCCATGAACTGGGACAAGTGCCTGGAGTTTGGTGAAATGGCCTTAATGTTCAAAGACCTTGAGGACACATTAAGATATGATGTTCTTTGCAATATGGGCAGATGTGCAAAGCCAGAGAACAGGCTGAAGTATCTTGGACAAGCTATTACACTCCAACCAGACAGGAGAGAGGCACACTACTGGACAGCATTGGAGTATGCTGGAAGAGGTCAATGGATTAAGGCATGGGGTTCAGCCAGGGCGGCCATGAGCCTACCCAGACCATCCTCACACTACTGGAACCAGGTTGAGGCAATCTATGGCTGGCAATCAATGGACTTATATGAGACTGCTTCAGCCTGTGTTGGGAAGGCTGATGAGGTTGCCAAGATGAAAAAGTTAAAGCCAGCCCCAAGAATCACCATGGTTCATGCAACCAGGGGGAGACCACAGGTTGCCTGGCAGAGGAGGTTCCAGTGGCTTTCATTGGCTGAGAAGCCCCTGGAGGTTGAGTGGCTTTTCATGGTAGATCATGACGATTCCACTGATTACACCCCACACCAGGCTATAAGGTGCAATCCTGGTGGGATTATCAATGCCTGGAACCAGGGAGCAAAACTGGCCAATTCAGACATCATTGTGCAGATGTCCGATGATTGGGCTCCACCAAGGCACTGGGATGCCTCTATTTGCTCTTTAATTGGCTCTAAAACCACCGATCAAGTCTTGGCAGTATCAGATGGGTACAGAACAGACAAGCTACTCTGCATGGCTATTCTAAACAAAAAGAGGCTTGAGACCCAGGGCGGATTACTATTCCATCCAGACTATCAAGAGTCCGATGGCATCTATTCCGACAATGAGTTCACAGAAAGAGCCTATGCCGACCAGGTTGTTATTGAGGCAAGGGATTTGAAATTTGTTCATGAGAACCCAATCCACACCGGGAAAGAAGCAGACCAGCAACTTGCCCACCACAACAAGCCAGAATTTTATGAGAAAGGAAAGGCAATCTATGAAAAACGCAAAAGCCAAAACTGGCAATCATAGGGCTGGAATAATTCGCTTTGGAGAGGCTCGGCCAGTTCCTCCGATGGTTGAGGTGGATGTGAGTTATGACGAGAAAGCTGAGAAAGATTTATACAAGGCTGGGATGATTGCATTGAAGCACGACAAAGAGGCAGTGATTGCTTATGTGATTCGCAAGGCTTTAGAGGAGAAGGTAAAATGCAAGAAGTAACTATTAACGATTCATTTGGTAGGGCAATGGCAAGATATAGCTATGACCTAGAAGTTGGCCTGGAGATCGGGGGAGGAACTGGGGATGGCTCCACTCAATGCATTAGGACAAAAAGGCTATTCAGTATTGAGAACCACCCAGATCGCATTGGTAGGCATTCAATGAACCTATCTGCAAGAGGCGGCGTTTCCATTTATGGTTCTGCTGTTACTAGAGAATTGTGGATGAACAAAATGGATGTGCTTGAATTTTATACGAACCAAAAAACCAATCTAAATCAATATCCATTGGAAGTCGTGAATGGTTGGTATTCTGAATGTTTTAAGACAGCACAACAATTTCAAACAAACGCAATCGAGGACATCCATATAGAGCATAAGGTGAATTTTGATTTTGTGCTGATTGATGGCTCCCCATTTTCTGGTGAGGCTGAGCTTAGATGTGTGAGGCCATTCCTGGCAGAGAAAGCAATCATTGCATTGGATGATGTAAATGACATAAAGAACTGGGCTAACTATCATAAGCTGAAAGGCTTTTCAAAACTGCTATGGGAAGATTGGTCAGTGCGGAATGGAGCCGCCATATTTCAACTATGATTAAAGGAGTAATTACATCAGAAGCCCCTCAAATTCATTGGGAACATCTCAATGTTGCTGGTGGCAGGGTTCTGGATTTAGGCTGTGCATTCTGGACTCAAGCAGAGAGGGAGGAGGGAAATGGAACAGCAAAGCATTTCCTATCCCAAAAGCCAGAATTTTACATGGGTGTGGACATCAACCAGGGAGACATTACAGCCCTTTCACAGCAATACCCACAAGGGAAGTTCCTATGTGAAAAGGCAGATTCAGCTTTCCAAATGGATTCCTGGATAACTGAAAACTCAATTACCCATGTTAAATGTGATATTGAAGGTGATGAGGCTCACCTTTTACAAATTGGAAATGTTCACAATCTAAAAGAAATTGCCATTGAGCTACACTACTCAGATCGCTGGCTTGAGGAGTTTAAGGATTGGTTCAAGTCTATTGGCTTTGAGTGCTACAGGTATGACTCTGTTTCTTTCTGCTCAGAAATCAGTGTTATCTATGGCAGACTAAAATGCTGACAATCTTCACCATTGTTCTCAATGGGATGCCATACATAAACAGGCATCTTGATGAGTTCAAGAAACTCAAGATTCCATGGCAGTGGAGAATTGTAGAGGGAGTTTCAGAACCCCTTGGATGCACCAGATGGTGCAAGCAGGTTCCAGAGAAATGGCACAAGAACTTTGTGAGTGTGGATGGAACCCATGAATATCTAAACAGCATTAAAGAGCCCAATGTTGCAGTCTATTGGCAAGCCAAGCCATTTCCAGGAAAGTTGGCCATGATTAAAGAGGCTTTGAGTGGAGTTGAAAAGGGTGTGGTTATGGAAGTGGATGCTGATGAAATTTGGAGGGCAGATCAGATTGATGCAATCTATGGGCATTTGAAGGGATGTGAAGAAGGGAGGGCAATGCAGTTCCATTGTAATTACTATGTTGGGCAGAGTAAAAAAGTTGTGACCAGGGAGGGCTTGGGTTCCAACTGGTATGAATGGTTTAGAGCCTGGAAGTGGGGAAGGGGCATTGAGTTTGTTAGCCATGAGCCACCCAAGCTAAATGTGAATGGGCTGATGATTCCCAGGGGAATGACTGAAGCCTGGGGCTTGACCTTTGAACATTTTGCCTATGCCACCAGGGAACAGGTGGAGTTTAAGGAAGATTTCTATGGATATAAAGGGCTTGTTGAGGGATGGGAGAGGCTACAACAAACCACCAGCCCAGTTAGGTTGAGAGATTATTTCCCATTCATAACAGACAAGAGCGTTGTTGATGACTCAGCCTAGAACAATCAAATACAGCCAGAGGCTTGGGGATGTGCTTAGATGCCTTCCAGCTTGTAAGTATTTAGCAGACCAGGGGCATGAGGTATTCTTTGATTGCTATGCTCAGTATCATGGAGTCTTTGAAATGGTGTCCTATGTGAAGGCTGGCCACAGGCAGGGGCTTGTAATTGACCTGGAGATTTGGCCAGCCAGATATGATGAATACAGGAAATCAAAAAAGCCATGGCATGATTTTGTATATTCCCATCATTCTATTAAGGATGCAGACAGAACAAACATTGTTTTAGACAACCTGGACAAATCACCAGCAGTAGGACTTCCAGAAGAGTTTAATCTTGTTGCACCCTTTGGCGTCAGCCAGGGAGACAGAAGGAATCCTGTTGAGATTATTCAAGATGCAGTCAGTGAATTAGGCACTGATAATACAATCATTCTATGCCCACCAGGCTCCTTTCAAATCCATGGCATCAGAACCTATACAGCACCAACCATTGCAGACATGGCAAAAGCCATAAGGGATGCCAAGGAGTTCATTTGTATCAACTCAAGCCCAGCAGTAGTTGCTTCAGCAGTTAGGCTTGGAAAGGAGACCAGGGTTTATGGCCAGAGGAATGAGTTCATCCAGGACAACATTCATTACTTTGATGGGCTTGTTATTGTATAATTGACACAACTTTAGGTCTGTGGGTGGCTTAATCCAAACTTCCTATTTCAGCACAGACTTGAACTACATGATAACAGACCTGTGGCAATCTGTCACTGGTCTTGGTTCCAATGCTGTTTCTGCCAGTGTAACAGACCTGGCCGTGTCATCTGAATTAGATGTTGGTGGAGATGTTTTTAGAATTACACAGAGTGCAGTTGTCTGTGCATCCATGATTTCTGCCCCTGTAATTGGTGGCCTTTGCACGGTATCTGGCATTGAAAGGATGATTGCTGGATTCTCACAATCCACAGACGGCCTTTCCTATACAATAGACCTGGCAGAGATTACAACATAAAGCCATGGCTTCTATTGAAAGAGAAGTGGAGAATGCCCTTCTTAATGTGGTATCTGGTATTGGTGGTGTGAACTTCTTTACTAGTGAAAGAAGCACTGCCAGGACTATGCCAAGCGTAACGATTCAAGCCCAGATTGCCTCGGAAGAGATTATACCATTTTCTGGTGTATTCAAAACACCCGCCACAATTACCTATGTGGCGAGAGCCGATACAACTGCAAGAGCAGACTTTGATGCCAAGTTTTATGACATCCTAGAGCAACTCTACCGCGACCCAGACCTGGCCAGCTACCTTACAACCAACTCAAACATAACTTTCTATGTGGCAAAGGTAACTGGTGATACCCCAGATGTAATAGCCCAAAACCGCACTTGGTCGAGGTCTATGACCCTGGACATAACAGCAACTGCAAAGAAATGACTAACAGCGTTCAAATCAATGTTGAGGATGCTTTGGACAATATCCTGGCAAACATCCCGAATCTAAATGTTTATAAGACCAATCGGGTGGGGGCAAAGCTGTTCCCATTTGCTGTAATATCTGCTTCTGTTGGTGGGCAATTGCTTGGAAACTATACTGGGGTTTATGAGGTGGATGTTACAATCAACTACTCAGACACGGCGGCCAAGATTAGCCAGGAGGATTTTGACTCTGAATACTGCTCAATCTTTGAGGCTTTTTACTCCGAGACTCCACCCCTCTTTACCAAGATTCAGAATAACATAGTAGATACAAAAGTTTATATGGCTCGCATCACCAGCCAGACTCCAACAATTAGGACAGATAAAAGGGCTTGGCAGAGGGGTTTAAGCATGAGCCTTATCTGCACCCCGTCAGAACTAGATGATGGCTTGAGGTCTTTGAACTTCTTTGAAAAACAAAACTCAATGTATGTAGCAGTCATTTAACAAGGATTAGGGGTATATGGCACTTTCAATTTTAGACGGAACACAAACAGCAACCACCCTCTCAACCATTCTCTCTGGTGGGCAACACATCACCGCTCACACGGTTGTTAGCCTTGGGACTCAAGCTATTACGGATATGCGTAGTGCAGTAAGTGGAAGTGTTGTCTCAATCCCTTCGCTCCCCGCCATCTCTGGAACGGTTACTGCAAATCTTGGGAATGTTGCTGGAACACCAGCTGGCGATCCTCCAGATCAAGCAGTCAGAATAGCGTGGACTAGTGATGATGCCCTTCGGGGTGCTGGATTAGACGCTGGTGGCGAGCCTCTTCCGATACAAATATATTTAGGAAATTCGGCTGGCAATAGGGTTACAACCGCTAATCCTCTCCCCATCTCTGGCACGGTCACCATTGGCTCTGCCCTTCCCGCTGGCACAAACCGCATCGGAGTGGTGACGATTGGCGGGGGAACGGTAACCATTGGAGCAGGGACAGCACAAATTGGAAGTGTTACCGCAAGCGGAACCGTAACTGCAAATATAGGTGGGATTGCAAACAGCGTAACCCTACCAGTTCGTCTTTTTGCTGAAAAGTATGGGGAAAGCCCAAGCGGTCAAGACACTCTAGTGGTTTGTAATTCTAATGGAATGCTTTTGGTGGATGCGAATGTTTCTGGAGCATCAGTTCTTGGATTTGATGGAAATGCCTTTGTCCAGGTTAAGCAAGTTTCTGGTTCATCTGTAACCATTGGAAACAGCATAACTATATCCTCCCTTCCTTCCATCTCTGGCACGGTTACCGCAAACACCTTTGCTGTCCAAGGCACAGCAGTAACTACATCTAATTTCACCAGCACAACCGCCTCTACCGTGTTGGCTAATTTCAATGCAACAAGGGAAGTGCTAACAATTTTTAACGAGGGCGCCGGAAACCTTCATATTTGTGCAGGGGCAACTTGCACAACGACTGCCTATCAAGTTCGACTATCGGCGGGGGATTACTACGAAGCTCCAAATCATCAAACCAGCCTTACTCACTCTGCTGTATTTGCCACGGCTGGCACGGCACGCATAGTTCAGATTAGCTAGGAGTAGAAATGCCTCTCTTCATTCCTAGCTTTTCGCTTGTTCCTATTGATTATATTGAGGCAACTGCTACTGGGAGTGCAAATAAAGTCATAAGTCAATTTAGGTTTATGCGGATTTTTATGTTTGGTGGAGGTGGGGGTGGTGGCGGTGGAATGTCTAGGGCAAGTATAAGTGTTAGTAAATATGGTGGCGGTGGTGGTGGGTCTGGACAATACCTAGACTTGCTTTTTCCTTGTGCAGAGTTTGGTTCTGGCGAACTACTAATAACCTATACAATCCCAAACAATTCTGCTGGTGGGGTTGGTGGTGACCCGACGGTTGGCACACTTACTGGATATGGTGGAGATGGAGTTGTTGGTGGAAACACTCTTCTAAGTATAGGCACTCTTTCCTTGACTGCATTGGGAGGAGCCGCTGGCGAGGGAGGGAATGTTTTTAACGGACTTGGTGGGCAAGCAAATAACTCTGGTGGCGGTGGCAATAGTTCCTCTGGTCAGACTTCACAGCAGGGAGGAAGTGGATACGCTGGCTCTGGCGGTGGAGGCGGTGGCGTGAACACGGATTCTACTAACGCAAGAACTGGTGGTGCTGGTGGGGCTGGGGGCTTCCCTCTTACAACTGCTATTGCTACTGGTGGAGACGGAAGAAGCACAACAAATGGAGTGGCTGGTGCGGGAGGGACTAATTACACAATATCAACCACCCAGCCCTACAGTAGAGGTGGTGGCGGTGGGGGAGGAGGTGGGGCTACAAGAGCTAGCGGATTGAATGGAGGGGCTGGTGGTCAAGGGGCACTTTTTGGCGGGGGAGGAGGTGGAGGTGGAGCAAGTGGAAACGCCACCACGGTTGGGGTTGGTGGTACAGGAGGTGCTGGTGGAAAAGGTGGAATTAAAATTCTTTTCTATCGATAAATAAAATGCCCCTGCTTCTTCTTGCTCTTTTGCTTTGCTCTTGTTCCCCAGTGAATGTACAAAAAGATGGCTACCCAACTAAATATCCAAACACCCCAACCATGGGAGATGCTGACAGGGCTGGAGTTTTGTGAGTTCTGAGGTTGATTGGTCAAAAGTATCCGATGAGGAGAAGATTGGGGCATTATCTTACCTTTTTGATGAGGGATTTATTGAGGCTTACCAAGATGAAAGCGGTGAATGGTTCATTAGAGTCACAGATGCAGGTTCAGAACTATGAGTGAAAATGACTCTAGTGAGATAAAGGAACGCCTGGCCAGGATGGAAGAACGGCAAAAGAACATTGGAGCCATGCTTGAAATGAGCCTTTCCAGGTATGCAGACCTTGTGAACAGAGTAAATACCCTGGAAATTCTGAAGCACAGAATGCTTGGAATGGTTGCTGTATGTGGATTCCTATTCACCATTGGATGGGAAATAATCAAATCAAAATTTCTTACTAAACCCTAACTTGACATAAAGGAGACATTACTATGCCCGCAACGACTATTGGACAACCCGGATTGGTATTCGGTGCAACTACTGAAGGAATTGGACTAGTTCAAAGCTTCAGTGAAACACGCAATGTTGAGAAAAATGAAATTCGCGATCGGACTGGCGACATCGTTGGAATTGCATACTACAATGCAACCACTGGATATAGCCTCTCTGTTGCTGTAACTGGTGCTTATAATGTGACTGCTGGCGCCGCCTTGGCCGCCCTGGCTAATGCAACCACAGCAACTGGCACTGGCTCCCTCCGCATTGATTCCATCACCATTAACAAGAGCAATGATGCCTTTGTTACCCTGGACATCAGTGCCACTGGATACCCTAACGTAAGTTAATAAGAATACTGGGTTCAATCCCCAGATCATGAAATCCTAAAATGGAAGGCCATACTTACTGGGGAACCACAAATCTCAAAGTTGCATCTGCTGTTGCGGCGTTTGGTGCAAAGCCCAGACCTGTTGACCCTGTAACCAGGGTAATTAGAGATGGACAGCAACAGGTAACATTTTGGTTCATATCTGATGGCAATGGAGACATTGCAAAGAAGGAAATGGAAAGAACCTGGGCAGATATGCAGTCTGACCAGGAATCTCCAATCAGATATGTTAGGGCGGCCTTGGAGAATCGTGAGACTCTTCTTGGTCTTGTGAAGCGTGCAGAGCCGATAAGAATTATCCAGATAGGCGGGCAAACCCTCATGGTGCCGGAGAATGCCAGCCCAGAAAGAAAGAAGGCACTTTTAAGACATATATGAACGACATCCTAGAAGAAGCATTAGCATCAGCCTTTGTGGCTCCACAAAAGCAGTTTAAGGGAGAATCCCTTGCAACATATACAGAAGGCTCCAGACTTCTGATGATACAGGCTAGGAGTGATGAGGACTCAACTGCATTATTTGTCTGGGCTTTTGTGTTCCTCCATATTCAACTTCATAAGAACAGGAAAGAAGCAATAAGGCTTTGCTGGAATAAGGAACTATTCAGAGAATCCATTCTTGATTGGATTGCAGATAAGACAGAGTCAGACAGGGAGGATGCAAGCAATCTTGTTGCATCGATTCTTGATGAGGCAAGCAGGGGGCAGGTTGAGCCTATCCCAACCCCAGGGGCAACAACCCAGGGAAACTAACACTGCCAACTGGAATAGCGGCATCTGTATTCTCGTTGGCACAAAGAACAGGCTGGAGTATTGACTATATTATGTGGGAGCTTCCAATCAGCTTATTAAACCAGGCAAACCATGTTCACCTGTGGATGTCTGGTTTTAAGTTGAGAAGGAGGGGTTATTTAGATACTGCCAACATTAAAGACATTGAAAAACAATTAGGCTTATGAGCTTCAAACTAGATACCAGGCAATTTGAAAGAAGGCTGGAGCAGTATGTTCCCCTGGCCAGAAAAGATATAACCGATGAGCTTAATAGGCGTTCGGCTAGCATCCTCATGAAGGCGATTAGAATTACAGAAAAGGCCAGCTTGGGGGCTCTAAGATCATTATTTTCTAAGAATGCCACGGTTATGAGGGTAAGAACAAACAAGAAAACAGGGGTAACAAGGATAACAAAGCCAAAGCAGAAAGTTGTCCACGGAACCATGGATGGCTACAGAATAGCCAATTATAGAAGGAACATAAGGATGGGCAGAAGGCCAACAGGGAACCCTCCTGGTGGTGGATTAGGTGGGGCATCAATGAAGGCATACATAAGGAAAACATTCAAAGCCCTGGGCAGTGCAGTTGGGTATTTGAAGTCTGGATGGTTGCCAGCATTAAGAGTTTTTAAGCAGTCTGGAGGAGCAGGTGATTCTGCAAAATTAAAAGGCAAAAAGGGAACTGCTAGCTTTGGTGGAGGCACAAGGGCAACTCCTGGTGAAACTATGAGAGCTTACTTTTACTCCACAGCCAATCCCAGGACATTTGCAAAGGGGCCGGTGTCTATTGAAACCAGGCTAAATTCAGCACTACAAAAGGCAGTAGATGAAGAGACAGAGGACATGATGCCCTATATATTCAGAAAAATACAGGAGAGGGCTGACAAAAGCCTAATGTCATGAAGAAGATTGCAGAAGGAGAGCTTCTTGTCCACACGCAGAAGTCTGCCCAGAATGTGGACAGGCTCAGATCATATCTGGCAAGTCTTAGGGCTGAATCCCAGAGGACAAGTGTTGGAATGGATGGCTTGGCCAAAAGCATATTACAGGCTGGGGCAAGGGGATTGACTTTAGGCAAGGTAGTTAAAGGCTTGGCTGGTGCGGCTGGTTTTGGTGGCCTTGGGGTGGCCGCCTATCTTGCAATTGATAAAATGACTAGAGGGCTGGTGGATGCTCAAGAGGAATCAGATAAACTTGCAGAGACACTAAACAAAGCTGTTGGCACAAAGGCTGGAGACAGCATCCAGGGAACCACGCAAAAGATGCAATCCCTTACTAACGCCATTAATGAAAGCAAGGCGGCAATTGGAGGCCAGGGAGCAATGAACTCCATAGCCGCGTTCTTCTTTAATGATGATGCAGACAAAGCGGCCAAGGCTTTTGAAAAGGCAGTTGAAACCAGAATTTCTCTTGGTGATAAACTTATAAAGCAAGAGGCAGAAAGAATTGCCCAGCAGAAAATCATCATGGATTTGGATGATGAAATGATTGAAGTCTTTAAGATTAACATTGAGACAAGGCAAAAGCTTGCAGAGATTGAGGCTAATGATGCACTTACTTCACAACAAAAGCTTCAGATGGCCAATCTTGCCAAGGAAGAACAGGCAGACAAGCTGAGAGCATTAAGACTCAAGAAGGAGAGGGAAGCTAATAAAAAGATATTTGAGGAACAAAAGAAAGAAGACGAGGACTTAGCCAGAGATTTAATTAAAACCAAAGAGGCTCTAATCAAAAGAGAACAGGCATTGTTTGAGAAGGGCGCTAAGGATTTTAAGGATGCACAGGAGGAGAAAATTAAGGCGGCGGAAGAGGCAAATAGAGAGATTGCAGAAGCATCCAGAAAGGCGGCTCAACAGATAGCTGAGCAAGATGCCCAGGCACAGAAGGACTTTGAAACTAAATCCAATCTTGGCGGTGGATTATTAGGGGCTACCAAGGGTGGGCAACAAGCCCTAGACACGGCAAGGAAGCAAAGAGAGACTCAAGTTAAGAAAGAGGACTTCAAGACACAAGAAACATTTTTCAATGACTTGGCTGATGTAGAGAATATGAAAAGAGAAAAGGCTGGACTTCCGCGAGTTACAGCACAAAGCATGAGAGAAAAGGTTGCCGCACAGCAAGCCGCTGAAGAGATGCCTTCATTGGGAGAAAAAATTCAAGCTGGAATGGCTGGAACTGACCCATCAAAACTTGCCAGAATGAATGCACTATCTAAATTTGAAAAAGAAAGGGCTTTCCCAAAGGCTGGGGCAACCGAAACAGCCGCCGGCCATCTTGGATATGAAAAAAGCAGTTTAAGCGAAGAAACCTTACAGGCAATTATGAGTTTAGTTGATCTTATGAAATCTGGAACCGTGGTGCAATAATATGGGATTCTCAATCATTGGCTCATCCCTTAACTCGTCCACAACAGCAAGGGTTCTGCAAAGACAGAATTTCAACAAAGAACCCAATGGCCTGGAGACAATCATCGAGGCTTACGCCATTAAGACAGAGAACAGAGATTTAATAGTTCCAGAGAAGAACACTCTTCATTCCGCTTTTCATTCCACTTCACCAGCATCTTTCAAGAAATACTCTCGAATGGTTGTGGAATCTGTCACCACAGAGGAGCAAGACGGCGGCATCACTCAAATGCTTGTTACCTTTGTGGGGCTAACGGCGTCAAGTGGTTTGCCCCCAGCAATCGTAAGACTAATCCCCACGGTTGGTACTAGTATATATGGGCCGCCCCTAACCATCGAGGCAGAATTTGTAACTGATGTTAGCGAAACAGATTTTATTAAGGGGAACATCAATGCTACTGCATCCATTAGTCTTGGGAATGTTAGCTTTGGTACCGTCAATCAAATGCCACCATTCATTAACGGAACACAAATGCCAGAAAATCCCAGACCAGCAGGGGCAGTTCGCAGGGCAGGTGCTTTTGGTCAGTATTTTGGCTATTGTGTAGAATCGTTCAGTTGTGAAAGAAGGGGGCTATTTCTTATTGCCCGAACAACATACATAGAAAAGGAAGGACTTTTCAGAATAGTATAATGCCTTATGAGAGAAAGCCAATTAAACGAACTTCAAGGAACTAGCATTCTTACCAAGTCTTTTTTCAATAAGCTTATTAGAAGAATTGAATGCACAAAGCCACTTGCTGGCGAGGGAATTACCATTAAAGAGCAAGAGAATGGTTTTGAAATCTCTGGAGGTGGTGGCGGTGTGGGTAGTGTTGCTGGATATACGGCCATCACTCTTAATGTATGTTCTAATGGAACACCAGCCCAAATCGTTGTACTTGGCACACCAGTTGAGGAGTAATTGACACAAGGGAACACTTAAATGGCTCAAAGTTTAGACATTTTTATTGATGTAACCAATGGGAACCTGGTTGCCGCTGGGTCATCTAGGAATGGGACACTCCCAACCCTAACCCGAAACGACTCCTATAACCTTCGAGTTCGTTTGCAAGAAAGAGATACTGCTGGATTCCTTAGAGATTTAGATTTAACTGGTTCTTCAATTAAGCTTGGCATTGGCGGGATTGATGCCGACCCAACGGACGGACAATTTAAGCTGGTTCTGAATAGCGTAACTTCAAATGCTATTTCTTTCAACGCAACAACAACCCAGGTCTATAATGCTATTTCTGCAATTGCTGGTACTGGGGTTGGGGTAACGACCTATGGGAATGAAAATTTTGCCTATCTCATCACTTCTGCAACTCTCAATACGGCTA